AAAGTAGACGAGGATAAAAGAATTATTGTAAGTCCTGCTTTGATTCCTAATAAGCAGATATTCAGATATGACGCAAATACTGATTCAGAATACTATGTGTTTTTCTCAAAAGAAACTGTACGGAGAGCTTCAGAACTTTACTTAAAACATAATAATCATCACAAAGCTACCTATGAACACCAAGATAGAGTATCAGGTGTATTAACTACTGAGTCTTGGATAAAAGAAGGTGATATGGATAAGTCTAAATTATACGGATTTGACCTTCCTAACGGAACTTGGTTTGTTAAAATGAAGATAGAAAATGATGAAATGTGGGATAAGATTAAAGAAGGCGAACTAAAAGGCCTTAGCATAGAGGGTTACTTTATAGACAAAATGGAAAAAATGTCTGAAACTGTAAAACCTACAAATGAAGAAATACTTGCAGCTTTAAACGAAATAATACAGGACATCAAAAATCAAACAAAAGAAAACTAATTCTATTATATTAAAAAAAGAACTCATTATGGATTTAAAAAAACAAATATTAGTAGCACTTGGTCTTGATAAGCAAGATGAGGTAGCTTTAGAATATCAGGCAAAGTTAGAAGACGGAACTTTGATAGTTTCAACATCTACAAACTTAGAAGCAGGTGTGGACATATCTGTTTTAACCGAAGATGGAAGCACAATGCTTTTACCTATAGGTGAATACAAAACCGAAGATGGCCAAAGATTCTCTGTAGAGAAAGAAGGTGTGGTTGCAGAATTATATTCAAATGAAGAAGAAAAAGAAACTGAGGAAGAACCTGTAAACGAAGAAATGGGTGATGACAAAGATGAAGATGAATATGATGAGGAAGCAGATGTTGCTGATTGGAAAGGTATGGAGAAAAGAATAAAAAACCTAGAAGATGCGATAGCTGATTTAAAGAAGGACAAAGTAGGTAATGATGAAGTAGAAGAATCAGATGTGGAAATGGAAGCTGAAACACCTGAAACAACTACAGAAGAAAATAAATCTACAGATGATGTAGAATTAAAGTATCAAGCTAAAATTGAAGAATTAAAATCTAAGGTAGTAGAGTTATCAAACCAACCTGCTGATAAACCAGTTGATACCAATAAATTTAGCTCGAACAAAAAAGATTTTACTCCTGATTTCAGTAAAATGTCTAAAAGAGATAGAATCTTATACAATTTAACTAATAATAAATAATTAAAATAAAAAAAAATGGCTTTTACAGTAACATCTAATTATGCAGGTAAGGCAGCTGGATTCTATATTTCGGCAGCACTTAAAGAAGCAACTTCTTTAGACCACTTAACTGTATTACAAAATATTAAGTATAAAGAAAATTTACAAAAAGTAGCAGGTTCTAATTTAGTTAGAAATGCTGATTGTAATTTTACTGACCACGGAACACTAGCTTTAACAGAATCAGTTCTAGAACCAAAACTCTTACAAATTAATATGCAAACTTGTAAGGACACATTATTAAGTTCTTGGGAAGCTGACCAAATGAGAGCAGGTGCTATGAATAATAATGCTCCTAAATTTGAGGACTATGTTATTTCTTACTTCACACAACATATTGCTGATGCAGTTGAATCTTCTATTTGGAGTGGTGCTGCTGCAACTAATGGGCAGTTTGAAGGGTTTTTAACTGCTACTACAGGTGCTTTTGCAGTAAATGGTAACGTAGTACAAACTAACAACGCAGGTGGTGCAGGAACTGCTTATACTGCTGCAAACATTATAGAAAACTTACAAACTATTGCTGCTGCAATTCCTTCTACAGTTTACGGAAAAGAGGATTTAAGAATCTATATGAACTGGAAAACTTACAGATTATACGTTTCTGCAATTTCTGCTTTAGGATATGTAAATATGTATTCAATGAACAACGATTATGAAGCTACTTTTGAGGGAATCAGATTATCTGTTGTTTATGGTATGCCAGATGACAAATTAGTTGCTGCACAAGTATCTAATCTTTACTTTGGAACTGACTTAGTTTCTGATACAACTCAAGTTAAAATGCTTGATATGTCACCACTAGATGGTTCAGAAAACTTAAGATTTGTTGCTAAGTATTCAGGAGGGGTACAAGTTGGTATCGGTGCTGAAGTAGTACAACAAGACTAATAACTAATTATATGGAGAGGGGTTTTTCCCCTTTCCTTAACTTTTAAAACAGAAATAAATGGCTTGTAATTTAACTAAAGGGAGAGGAATCCCGTGTAGAAACCTTATTGGGGGTGTAAAGTTTGTTTATTTTGCTCAATTTGATGAAGTATCATCTATTACTACTGTTGCTTCAGAAGTAACTGATATAGAAATGGGTACTAACGATTTATATAGGTATTCTATCAGGAGAGGAAATGCTTCTGTAACAGAAACTATAACAGGTTCTACAGAAAATGGAACTGTCGTATATGCACCTTCTTTAAATCTAAAACTTACAGGGCTAAGTAAAGAAGACCAAAATGAATTAAAATTAATTGCACAAAATAGAGTTGTGGTGTTCGTTCAATTAAATCAAGTATTATCAGCAAATGACCATAATGTTATATTATGTTTAGGTGCTACTAATGGATTAGACTTAAATACAGGTACTAATTCATCAGGTGCAGCATTCGCAGATATGAATGGTTATGAGTGGACTTTCGAAGGGCAAGAATTTTCACCAATGCAAACAGTAGCAGATTATAGCGTTACACCTTTTGACAATACTGCATTTACTATAGGAAGTGTTGTAACTTCATAATAGTATATAACATATAATTTAAAGAGAACTACTTCGGTAGTTCTTTTTTTTTCCAAACAAATCAAAGGTTTTTCTATTATATAGTATGATACACGGACAATACGGACAACCTTATACTTTTTACACTACAACAGAAGAAAAAAGAATAGACAAATCAGTACCTAGTTCGCAGATAAGGTTTTTGTTTAAGTTTACTAATGATATGGATAGAAATGTAGTTTATGCTTATGGACAGAATCAATTAGTAAATAACAGATATACAAAAGTTAATATGACACCAAACACAACAGAAAATGTATTTACAGGTGCTATTGATTTTATGCCGAATGGCTATTGGGAATATGAAGTTTACGAAGTTAGTTGGCAATCAACACCAAACTTAGCAACAGATTATGCACCAATAAATGAAACAGATGTATTAACACCACCTGCTAATGACAAAGGAATAGTACAAGGAAGGGTAGAGATAGGTAAGTTATACATTACAGAAGCAACAGGGCAAGAAGAAGTACAATATCAGGAATATGTTAAACCTTCACAAACAAATTATATTTACGTAAGTTAAAACAATAAAAAATGGGAATAAAAAATACACAAGCATTATTAAATGAACAATTAGGTGGTTTAGGAGAAATAGAAGTATTTACAACTACTGCACAAACAGGCAAAGATTACTATGCTATTTACTTTGTACAAGAAAGTGTAATATCTTCAATAACTATGACTAATACTACAGGTGCAAGCAACTTAGTTACGACTATACCTGCAGGAATGACTTTATTTGGTAACACGACTGCAATCACTTTAACTAGTGGTTTAGCAATCGGCTATAAAAACTAAAATATGCTAGCATTAGCGAACAAGCTAACAATATCAACACAACCTATCTATAGGTTTGTAAATAAGTATTCTATTGACTTTGATGGAGTAGATGATAGGATTATTACTGATGGTGCAGATACAGTAGCACAAAACAGTACATATTCTTTTTGGTGTAAGTCAAGTACAACATCTAATAACTTAGGGGTTTTTGGACACGGAGGACAAACAATAGGTGGTTTTCACTTCAACGCAAGTAGCAATAGACCTTTATTGTGGTATAATTCAAGTTTTTTCAGATATTGGGTAGCAAATGATGCACAAGATGATGGAGAGTGGCATCATTGGGTAGTATATGCAGATACTAATGATATGACTAATTCTAAGTTATATATAGATGGTGTATTACAAACAACAGATATAACATCAAATACAGGTGGTGCTACTGCTTACACAGAATCATTAACTATAGGTAGCGACCAACAAGTAGGTGGTAATAGTTTTGAAGGGCAGATAGATGAGTTTGCAGTTTACGATAGAGAACTCACACAAGATGAGATTACTCGTATGTATAATACTTACTACTCTCCTAACCGAGTAGCTAATGGTAACTTTAG